CTTTGTCACTAAATGTCAAGGAGTCGCCGATACCTATCTAAAGTTGTTACTCTAGAAGGTAATTCCTGTACCAAGGGCAAGTCGGTTAAACCGACAGCCCGGGGCACTCCAGCATAACCTCCAAGCAAGGAATATTCCTTGATGGCGGTTACCCATTCTTCTGGGAAAACCTGCTGTAGTGTAGCTACAACCTTCTCGTCGAAGGTTCTGGCATACTCAAGAAGATGATCGGTGTCAACCGACCATTTGAGTAAGCTAGGAAGCATGTTCATCTGGTAATTAGGTACAGAGTACCAATTCCTGGACAACGTGCTATATAGCTCGGTTAGGGACTGGTCGTCTCTATCCACTTGTTGGTGGACTTCAACTGTAGCCCTGGTCATAATTTCGAGATTGGAACCCTCGAAAGACCAATTCAAACCTAGAGGAGCACATAAGTGCTTTACTCTATCCACCACCTTCCTTTGGATAGGAGATAGTAGACTTACAGCCTTTCTTCCGTAGTTTCGAACAAGATCGAGAAAGTTATCATTTGATACTTCTCTCCACTTGTACGTGTGATGAACACACTTACTAGTGATTATCTTTCCGGCGAACTCACAGAGTTCGTTGGAAGATAACGACTTGTCCGGAGAAAACGGGCACCCGAGATAACCTAATGCTTCAATGTACTTATCGTACAATGAATCATCCAGGATTATCACGTCATCACCTAACACAAAGAATTCATTCTCGTACTTCTTTCCAAGGAGGTACAAGAGAAGAAATCCGTGTGTTATGCCAAAGCTAGCGAAACTAGGATATAAACCCAGGGGCTGGCCTTGCGTCCATCGGATCGTCCCAATGGTTGATAGCCATTGCGATCGGCTGATCTCTTCAAAGAGATCGATGGAAGGATGATCACCAATTAACCCACGAAGGGTCAATAACTGAACTTCCAAAGGGAAGTAATCAGTTGCGTTAGAAAGATCCACAGAGTGAACTTTCTTACGTTGGGCGAGGTGTAACTGAACACAAGAAAACGGTTTCGAGTGGTCATGTGTACAATCCCAAGGGAGTGTACGCATTAGAGAGTAAAGTGCATTACCCAAAGGGCGTAATGCTTCTTGATGAACAAGGTAAGGGGAAGCGATTGCTCGCAACTTCAAACCTGGTTCCTGCAAGAAATGGACTTCACCGCCAATGACAGAGTCATTGTTAGGAAGATCCATACTCCGGATAGATGATTTGAAGGTTTGGATATCCACACCTTCTGACACCTTTCCATAAAGACTCGGAAACTTAGACCAAAGCTCAAAGTGA